CTTGAAATCCTTGAGAATAATCTTGTCTTAACCCGTAACGTAAACCGTCAGTACGACGACAGTTTTGCTGTCGAAGGCGCTAAGATTGGTTCAACCCTGCGTATCCGCCTCCCGGACCGCGCTTTGGTTACCGACGGTGCCGCGCTGCAAGTTCAGAGCGACAACGAGCAGTACACCACGTTGACTGTTGCTTCGCAGAAGCACATCGGCGTTAACTTCACATCTGCTGAATTGACGTTGCAGTTGGACGATTTTGCAGAGCGTGTGCTTAAGCCTCGTATTAGCCAGCTTGCTGCTAGCATTGACGCTGACGTTGCAAACTCGTACAAATACATCGGTAACACCGTTGGTACGCCTGGTACGACGCCCGCTACATCGCTGGTTCTGTTGCAAGCACAGCAGAAGCTCAACGAGAACGCTGCGGTCATGTCACCCCGTTACGCCACAGTCAACCCAGCCGCTAACGCTGGATTGGTCGAAGGCATGAAAGGTCTTTTCAACCCCACCGATACAATTAGCCGCCAGTTCAAAAACGGCATGATGGGTATGGGTGTGCTTGGATTTGACGAGATCAACATGTCTCAGTCGATCAAGCAGTTCACCACTGGCTCGCGTACAGCGACCGGCGGCACGACTTCGGCTGCTGTGACAAGCGAAGGCGCAACCACTATCGCCATCACAGGCGCTGGTGCTAGTGCGACGGTTAAGGCTGGCGATGTGTTTACCGTGGCTGACTGCTATGCAGTTAACCCACAGACACGTGAGTCCACTGGATCGCTGTTCCAGTTCGTTGCAACGGTTGACGTCACGCTGAACGGCTCTGGCGCGGGTAACATTACTGTTGCTCCTATCTATTCAGCCTCTAACGCTTTAGCTACTGTTAACAGTCTTCCCGCTACCAGCAAAGCCGTAACGTTTGTCGGTGCAGCTTCATCGCAGTACCCACAAAACTTGGTCTACCACAAAGATGCAATCACGTTTGCTACCGCCGATCTGATGATGCCGCAAGGCGTTGATATGGCGTCGCGTCAGGTTCATAACGGTATTTCGATGCGTATTGTTCGCCAGTACGACATCAACAACGACCGTATGCCTTGCCGTATTGACGTGCTGTACGGCTACAGCGTGATCCGTCCTCAAATGGGCGTTCGTCTCTGGGGCTAATCAATAAGGGGGCTTCGGCCCCCTACCAAATTATTTTTTGAAAGGATCTATCATGGCAATTCCTAACGGTGCTGGTGGCTATCAGTACAACGACGGTAATACCGGCGAGGCTTTGTTGTTTGTCCAGGGTGCACCCACTGCGCTAACCGGCGCAGCAACGGTCACCGCCGCGCAACTGGCTAATGGTCTGTTCACGTTTGATGGCACCGCTGGTGCTATGACGTTGCCGACCGTTGCGTTGCTCGAAGATGAGATTTCTTCGGCAGCTAAAGTCAACGCTGCGTTCACGTTTGCAGTCGTCAACATTGATGGTTCTGACGCCGTAACCGTAACCGCAGGTACGGGCTGGACGATTGTTGGTACCGCTGCGGTATCAGCTAACACGTCTTCGCAGTGGCTAGCACGCAAGACCGGCGACGGTACTTGGACGGCTTACCGTATTGCGTAATTGATAGGGGGTTCGCCCCCTATTCTTAAAAGGACAAGCAAATGCCAAACACCAAAGCTGTCGGTGTCGCGTACAGCGATCCCGAATTTGAAAGCGTTGCCGTTACTGGTGCCATTACTGGTGCTTCAGTTGCGGTTACGGGAGCACTAACTGGCACGCAACTGGACTTGAACGCGCCCGTCTCTAAGACGGCTTCGTTTTCTCTAGGCGCGACCGAAAACTTCGTTATTTGTAATGGAGCTTCGGCTAACGTTACGGTTACGTTCCCCACCGCGTCGGCCAATACCGGTCGTGTAGTGTGGATCAAGAACCTGTCGGCTAGCTACACAGTCATTTCGGCGTCGTCAAACGTCAAACCTATTAACTCCGGCACCGCAGGCACAGCAATTCTTGCCGCAACGGCTGGTGCTTGGGCAATGCTGGTTTGCGATGGCACCGATTGGATTGTGATGGCGTCGTAAATCTAAAGGATGGAAGGGGGCTTCGGCCCCCGATTAAATTATGGCTGTCATCTATCTCCACCACCCTACGCATGGTGCTAAAGTTGCAATATCTGACATGGAAGCTGACCGTGACAGAGAGAATGGTTGGGAAGATTACGATCCTAACAAGGTAAACGTTGAGTCTGCGTCGGACGACATTGAGCCTGTTAACGAACTTCAGCCTCGTCGCCGCAGCCGTAGGATTCAGGAGACTGAGGTATGACGACCGCTGCTGAAATTATTGATGGTTCTCTTAGACTCTTAGGCGTGTTAGCGGAGGGTGAGACACCTTCTGCGGCAGTCATGCAAGACTCAATCATGGCTATCAATCAGATGATTCAGTCTTGGGATACCGAGCGCCTGTCAGTATTCAGTACGCAGGATCAAGTATTTACTTGGCCCGCCAACGTCATCTCGCGCACGTTAGGGCCAACAGGTGACTTTGTAGGCAACCGTCCTATTGAAGTGGACGATGCAACGTACTTCAAAGACCCATCGTCAGGGCTATCGTTTGGTGTTAAGTTGATCAACCAGCAGCAGTACGACGGTATCGCGTTTAAGACGGTGACATCAACGTACCCGCAGGTTCTATGGGTTAACAATACGTTCCCTAACATTGAAATGACCATCTATCCAGTGCCTATCAAAGCGCTGGAGTGGCATATTGTTTCAGTGGAAACGCTCAATGAAGTGTCAAGCGTTGCCACAGATATGTACTTCCCACCTGGCTATTTACGTGCGTTTCGGTACAACCTAGCCTGTGAGTTGGCGCCTGAGTTTGGTATTGAGCCTTCGCCTCAAGTGCAGCGTATCGCCATGACAAGCAAACGCAATCTTAAGCGTATCAACTTTCCTGGTGATCTTATGGCTATCCCATACCCGATTGTTGCAACGCGTCAACGCTATAATATTTACGCTAACAACTTCTAATGAAAACGCCAATCCTAGGCTCGTCCTACGTTGCACGGTCCGTCAACGCAGCCGATGCGAGGATGGTCAATTTGTTTCCGGAAGTTGTGCCCGAAGGCGGCAAAGAACCCGCGTTTCTTCAGCGCTGTCCTGGGCTATTAAAACTTGCAACCATTGGTACAGGGCCAATCAGAGGGCTATGGGCCTTTTCGTCTGACAGCAGGGTTGCGTTTGTCGTATCAGGTAATTCGCTATACAAGATTACGACCAGCTACACACCGACGCTGATTGGCACGATAGCAGGCGCAGGACCAGTAAGTATTGCTGATAACGGCACGCAAGTTTTTATTGCGGCTAACGGGCCAAGCTACATCTATAACAACGTCACTAACGCGTTCTCGCAGATCTTCGATGTAGATTTTCCTGGTGCAGTGACGGTTGGCTACCTTGATGGCTACTTTGTCTTTAATGAGCCTAACAGCCAGCGCATTTGGGTCACGCAACTGCTTGATGGTACGTCCATTGACCCGCTTGACTTTGCTAGCGCAGAAGGTTCACCTGATGGCGTGGTGGGCCTTATCGTCGATCACCGCGAAGTATGGGTCTACGGTACAGGGACGGTTGAGGTCTGGTACGACACAGGTTCGTCTGACTTTCCGCTTCAGCGCATCCAAGGCGCATTTAATGAGATCGGGTGCATCTCCGCGTACACGATTGCCAAGATGGATAACGGGCTGTTTTGGCTTGGCGCAGACGCTCGTGGGCAAGGTATCGTCTATCGCGCTAACGGCTACACCGGCCAGCGCATCAGTACGCACGCTGTCGAATGGCAGATCCAGCAGTACAGCACGCTAACTGACGCGATCGCTTACACCTATCAGCAAGACGGCCATAGTTTTTACGTCTTAACGTTCCCCAGCGGCAACGCAACTTGGGTCTACGACGTCGCTACAGGCGCTTGGCATGAGCGTGCCGGTTGGGATAACGGGCTATTTACGCGGCACCGCAGTAATTGCCAGATGGCGTTCAACCATAAAATTGTCGTTGGCGATTATCAAAACGGCAACATTTACGCGTTTGACTTAAATACTTACGCTGATAACGGCCAGACGCAAAAGTGGCTGCGGTCGTGGCGGGCGCTACCCACCGGACAGAACAACCTCAAGCGCACCGCGCAGCATTCGATGCAGATCGACATCGAGTCGGGCGTTGGTCTGAACGGCATACCTTTGCAAGACAGCTACTTGACCACGGATGTCACAGAACCCATCAACTATTTCTTGTTGTCTGAGGGTGGTGATTCGCTAATTGACGAAGACACGTCTGTAGAGTCGATCTACCTAACGACAGACATTATCGAGACCAACGACTACTTTTTAGTGTCTGAAGACGGCGCATACTTTGTCGAAGAAGAACTGGCGGGCGTACAAGGCGCTGACCCCGAGGTCATGCTGCGCTGGTCAGACGATGGCGGCCATACGTGGTCTAACTATCGCACAGCATCGATCGGCAAGATCGGCGAGTTCTACCGACGCGTATGGTTCCGTAGGCTGGGTATGACGCTACAGTTGCGCGACCGGGTGTACGAGTTGTCGATGACTGACCCTGTAAAGACAGCGCTGATGGGCGCAGAACTTCTGATTAGCCCCACCAATGCCTAGTCCTAGCGCCACCCCGACGCCGATCACGCCACCGCGCGTGCCGTTCATCGACGCACGTACGGGTTTGATCGACCGCGCCTGGTATCAGTTCTTTTTGTCGTTGTATCGCACCGCTGATACAGTCGTTAACGATAGTGTTTCTAACCTAGGGTTGGAGTCGCTCATCACCTCGTATGACGCTGCGCTTCAGACGCTCGGTCAAGAGGTGCACACACAGCCGCCTAATGACTTTGGTTCACTGCAACAGCAAATTGATGCGCTGCGTCAAAACTTAGAGACACAGCCAAACAGTTTAATTAACGACATTGCTCAACTGCAAAGTCAGATTCAAGCCCTACAAGTAACGCCGCCGCCAAGAGAGTTTAAGCGGTCAAGATACGGTCAGTTTTATGACACTACATCTCAAACAGCGGCTGCTATCAACACACCTTACGCGATCA